CACGAAACGTGCCTTCAATGCTTCTAATTGTTTACGACCTTCTGCAACCAACTTAACCTTAGCTTCAACAACTGCTTGTTTGTCTTGTGAGAATTCTTTGATTTCACGTGCCAAAGCGTGAACAATAAATTGCTCTAGCTTTTGCTGACTTTCTTTAGCAACTATACGGTCGCTACGCAATTCTTTAATTTCTTCGGCTAGTTTAGTAACCATAAAGTTATTGAATTTTGTTGCTGACTCATGTAGTTTTTGTTGTGCTCTAACGCGGTCTTCGTTCATTGCAGCCTTCTCAGAACGAAATTCTTCAATTTCTTCTGATAAACTGTCTGTAACCATCTTGTCAAGGGCTTCAACCATCACGATTCTGTCATGTTCATAACGTTGTGCGAACTCCTCGTGAAGTTCTGCACGAACTTGTTGGCGAGCTTCGTTTAACTTTGATTCCCATGCTTCATTTAACTGAGCACCGACTTCATCATTAATAAGTCCACTTTCAAGTAATGGCTTGATAGCATCAAACATGCTGTTTCCCCTTTATTTGATTTTGAGGTCTTTGATGAGGCGCATTACTTCCTCTTTCAAAAACTTCTCTACTTTTTTGTTGCCCTGTGCGTCTTTTGCAATATCCAACAACTTATGACCATGCTTCATATTCATCATGCCTTCATAAATTGCTTTAGGATACGCATTGGGTGCGCTTGGTTGAGCAACAATATCCACAGTGACTATTTCAAAGTCACTAACTTTGCCATCATAGTCATTCACGTTTCCGCTACCACGACTAGACACGCCTAGTTTCACACCCGAATCCAACATAGTAGCAACTAGATGCCCCATTGGAGTCGGTAAAATCTTTAATTTGCCGAAGCCATTAGCACCGTCCATCCACATAGATGTAATCATATGTGATACACGGTCTAAATTAATCTTCAAATCATCTGGATGGTCAACTTCACCTAATACGGAATGACCTGTAGCAATCTGCTCGTTTAGAGTTTGGACAGCAATTTCAATTTCGGAAACGGGGTAAACACGCTCATTTGCGTTCTTTACCCCGCCCTGAATGAAAATACCTTTCATATAAAGGCATTTTTTACTACCTTCACCTTCACTCTCGACCACCATACCGGCTCGGTCGAATGAAAGATGCTCTTTAAGATACAAAGCCATTGCTCTCAAATTCCTTAAATGCGTCTTTTAGCAGGAGCCTTACGTGACTCTGCTACTGGGCTACGAACTTTACCTGCTTCGTCTTTAGTGACTGGCTTAGGTGCAGAAGTTAAATCAGCATTGTTCTGTGCTGGAGCATTCTTCCACTTGTTAGCATCTTTTACAGATGATTCACCTTTAGGATATGCATTGCTAGGGCCTTTTGGTCCTGTTGGAACTGATTCACTAGAACCACTGAACTTAACTGGTCTGCTGTCCATTCCAGCTTGACCGCTGTTGTTTAAGTTTGTGCTCTTTGTTTGAACACCGTTGTCACCGTGAGTAACAGAAACTTTCTTCAATGTGATAGCTTCCATCATTGCGGCTTCGTCATCGGCTGCACCAAAGTCAGCACCAGCATTGCCCATTTCTTCTTCACCGGCTTCCATGTCTTCTGCACCGTCAACTTCAGCATCGTCACCGGCCATGATATCTTCGAATTCAGCCATTAGTTGGTCTAACTTATCTTCTAGGTCAACAACGCGGTCTTCTAGACCTTCTTCGCCGCCCATTTCGTCACCATACTCGTCATCTTCACCATCTTCAATGTCAAGAACTTCATCTTCTTCTGAATCAAACTCTAAGTCGTCATCTTCACCCTCTGACATTCCTTGTTCTTCAACATCGATCTCGTCTAGTAGATCACCTACTTTACCGCCCATGCCTTGACCTTCCATTTCATCGTCCATCATTGATTCATAAATCTCGCGGCTTTTCTCAACTACGATATCGTGAAATAATGCACGTGCTTGTTCTTCGTTCTCATTGATAATCAAATCAATAAGTGTTTCAAATTTTTTGTTGTCCATTGTTGTCTCCTGAATGTAAATGGCTTTGTAGAATTATTTAGTGTGCATATGGCAAAACAGCACAATAAGTGCTGTTTTTTTGCGTTTTTGTCTAAGATAACTAGAAATCTAGTTAAATTGTTGGTGATGCACCTTCTGCTTTGGGTCCATACTGTTGATGAACCTTCTTTAAGTAATTAACTTTTTCATAATTTCTCACATCATTCATCTTACGTAATTTACGAATCTGCTTTAATGTAAGTTTTGTTTTACGGCTCTCACGCCATTTAGGTTTAGAGTTATCAGCACTTATATCCTGATACCCATCTGGTGCCTCTTCAAACATTTCAAATAATTTCATACGTTTATTTATCTTAAAAATTAATATTTGTTGTGCCACTTGAATAAAGTAGCCGGTTTTAGGTTTCTATCTATATCTCGTAGATATGGCTTTAGGTTATTATTAGTCCAAACTGTATTGTGGAATTTATCTGATTCTCTGGTCATCAAATTGGTATAGTTATATTCCGCTATTTCCCTACATTTGGTTAACAAATAATTGAATTCTAATTCTTTCATACTATGTATTCTACATACTTCATTGATAATTGCGTTTTGACGGTCAGCTAAATTTTCAATAGTATCATAGGATTCGTCAATGAAAGGGGAGAATGTTTTATACCCGTCATTTTTTAAATATTTTAACGCATATGGATTAGAAAACAAAATAAAGGGTTGTTTCATCAATATAGTTCTATATGTTTTTTCTGTTATAAAAAACAATGTTTGATGATGAATATCTGTGTCTGATATACCACAGTGATATCTAAAAGTTTCTGTTATTATATTAATATCTGTGCTATTATGGGCCGCTAAATTCCAAAAAGTATATATACAAGATTTTTTGTGGTCAATATTGTATATTGGAACGTCACTTGTTTTTATTTTATGCGGCAAGGATGCTTCTAGTTCTATGGTATTTGATTTAATATAATCTATTACCTCTTTACAAGAATTATTATGAGTGAGTGAAATATCTTTTATAATTTGATGTAATGTTACTAAATTATCATCGTAAACATTATCTAGATTAAATGTACAATGCATAGAATCTAATAAATTAAATTTATGAAATTTTAAATACATGTATGCTCGGTCTGATGAGTATCTACGATTTAAAAAAAGAAAACGTTTTCGTTGACTAAATTTGAATGCGTTCAATAATTTTCCCATGCTATATCCAAATTGTACTGCATCAAGTGCAAATCTTTCAATTGAAAAAAGATTGTATTGTGAAATTTTTGGATATGCATTTAGATTTAAATGAACCGACTGAGTGTTTGCTAAACAAACATATACATTGTTTGAATTAATATCAATATAATTACAAAAATTTTCTAATGTGTCAAAAGTAACCTTTATAGAACACTCACTTGCATTTTCAAATAAAATAGGATATTTTTTTGTTTTAAGTTCTTGTAACAATTCATTAGAAAATACAGTTTCCCAATTAATATTACCTATAGTATCAGTAGGATTTGCTAACCATATATCAAATATAGTTAGAAGAAAAAACTTTTCACCCTTATATTCTTTAAATTCTTCAAAAGAATGAGTGAGAGTAACGTTTAAATATGCATTTAAATAATCTCTATTCCTGCTAGACTCGGGATTATACAATAACATGTATTACATTCCGTTACCTGCCGGGGCTGGTGTTCCTACTCCTGCTTCAGTTGGTTGAGGTACTTGACCGGCTGCATCTATTTCTGGGTTCATCTGCATATCTTCACCGTCAACTGCTTCTTCGCCGGTCTGTATATCAGTTTCAATATCACCTGAACTGATACCAATACTACGTAGGTCTTTACCTTCTGGATCAACTTCAATCTCTTTATCGTTTTCTTCACGCCACATTCTCTCGTTCTTGTTGATTTCTTCTTCACTAAGACCCAAGAAGCGTTCTAGCATAAAGCGTTTTGACATATATGGATACTGTTCAACTGATGTAAACGTAGCAACACGTGCCGTATCTAATTCAGTTTGACGATAAGCGGCAAAGTTCTGCGGTGGATTAAACTCTAATTCAAATAACCCAGAGTCAATGTTTAGTCCTCTCCAACGTAAGAATAACTTAAATTCTTCGTCTAGTTTACGACAAACATAGTTTTGTAGTCGTTCGCAATATTGATTGAAACGAAACTCCTGAATCATAGCTGTACCAACACGACCATCACTTAATGGTGTTGTATTGTCATCAGGGCCAGTAGGTAAGTATGAACTTGGAACACGTAGACCACGTGCTAAACGATTGTTGAAGTATTTCAAGTCATCAATCTCACCTAAATTCTGTCCACCGGGTAGTAAGTCAACACTTGAGCCACGACCATCAGCAGTTACTGGGAAGAAATAATCTTCGTTCATACTCAATGGATTGTATGTAGCATCAACAATTGCTTGTCCACCATACATACTTGGGATACGTCTTTGATGAATCTCATTCTTAATACGTTCAACGAATGCCATAGCCATGTGACTTGGCATATTACCAACGTCAATCTTAAACACTCTACGTTCTGGTGCTCGTTGCACACGATAGATTAATACCGCGTCTTCTAGTAATTCTTTTTGCTTATAGACTTTAAAGATGTTCTCTAAAATAGATTGACCAAAGGGCCAAAATCTATCTAGACCTTCTGTTAAACTCATATGAACAACATGCTTAGAATCTATTGCGGCTTCATTGAAGCCCAATGTAAAACGTGATCCGGTTGTGTTATTTGCGCTTGGTACAGTATATCCACCACCAGCGCCAGAACCTCCACCTGTACCACCCATACCTGTTGCAGGATTAGCGGCAAAGTCTGTGTTTGTTTTTTGAGCTACTACTAAACTTTCTAAATTAATGTTTACGTCTTTGATAACATATTGCTCAGGCTTTTTACCTTCACTTTCGTTAACAATAACTTTTATAACTTTAATCATGTCAACCCAATATAACTTAAAGTTTTCTGGGTCACGCACAAAAACTTGATCTCCATACTTTAGACAATTTCTAAAGATTTTAAAGATACGTGTTTCAAATTCATTTAGTTTACACCATTGTTGTAGTTGAGTTTTTAATAACTCAATCTCATGGGGAGTTGGTTCATCTTTAAAATTTAAGTTGAATGGAGTCTTGTTATGTTCATTCTTCTGAGTACTGAACTCAGCGATAATGTCTAAACATGCGTTAATTTCAGCATCTACATCCATCATTTCATATTGATTATAACGCTCAATACGATTTGGGTGACCTGTATAGACTTCTGGAAGTCTGCTACGATAGTTTTTGTAACCAAAATCATCGTTAGTATAACCATTTGGGGTATTACCCTGTCCAGCGTTGCTGTTCCATGAACCGGTTACATTTCCTCCACCTAGTGGACTCATAGTTCCGGATGCGTTAACTCTGGTAAATCGTTTCGTGTATGTCATAATGAATAGGGCCTATTGTATATTTAGCGTTATCCCT